TGTTGGTGATGGTGGGTTGGCCGGTGACCGGCGATCCCGCGGTGGTGACGAGCTGCGCCTTGAGCTGCGCGCCGGCGTACGGAATGCCGTTCACGTCGAGCACTTGGCCGGTGACGGTGGTAATCTGCGCGCTCGTGGAAATTGGAAAATAGAAAATCGAAAACAGGGAGAGCGCCGCCACCAATTTCCAGTTTCGAATTTCCATGGCTCCTCCCACGGGGTTACTGCGTGCCCATCAGCTTGGACCAGTATTTCTTGGAGAAGCTGTAAGCCAGTGCGCGCGCCGCAAGGCTTTCTTTCCCGGTCACCACGACTGAAACGTTGAAAACCGCGATGTGCAGCTCGTCGCGCTCGCGCAGCATCAGCCCGTTGACCGGCGTGGGCGCGCTGACCGCGCCGGGAAGAAACGCGAAGTTTGGCCCGGAATAGTCCGCGAAGGGACGGCCCGGCCGGCCCGCGATCGCGGGGCTGCCATTCACGCCGATGAAGAACCGGAGTTGTGGAGGCACCGTGCCCTGAACGTAGGCTGTGCCGCCGTTCTGCACAAAGTCGATGCCGAGCTGCGTGATTTTTTGGCAGCGGCCCTGCTCGACGCTGTACACCAGGATGTCTGCCCAGGCGCCGATCGCCGGCAACGCCACCGCGCCGAACTTGTCCACGTTTTTGAAATCCGCGGTGGGATAGAGCCACGGCAGAAGATTGCCGATGCCCGCGGTGCCGGCGCCGGTGGCTTCCGGCGCAGCCGTTGCCGCGGTGGGCACAGATCCGCCGCCGGCCGTTCCTCCTCCGCCGCCGCTGCCGCCGCCCGTTCCCGTGCCTCCTCCGCCCATGGCCGGACGGGGAGGCAAGATATTGGCGCGTTCAAGCGCGCCGAAGAACGGATCCTTTTCGATCCACTGGCGGCATTCTTCCTGGAAGCGTTTCCGGCTCATGTGAGTCCTCCCGCGGGCTCGCCCAAGTAGCCCATCAGGCAGATCTGGATCGCGTTGTCGGCGTTCTGCAGGTTCTGCACGCTGCAGGAAATCTCCGTGTTGCGCGGCAAGAATTTCGGCTCCATCAAGAACAGCGGGTTTTGCGCGGTGCCGCACATGTTTTCGCCGAGGATCGGGCTCTGCTGATGAATGAAGCCCTGCTCATCGGATTCGCCGACGTTGCGCGTGTGATAAAGCTGAAACGCGAAGTTGGGAGGATCCGGACCGCCGCCCCCGCCGCCAACGACAACAGAAGAAGCAATCAGCGCCACCAGCCAGAAATCTTCCGGGACGTTGGCGCGCTGCTCGGCGGAGGCCAGCGCGGCGATCCCGCTGGCGCTGAAAATGCCGCTGGCCGCGCCGATTTCCGCGAACTGTTCCGCGGTGTCGAAAATGTTGATGAAGAACGGGAAGGGATCCTGCAGCATCTGCCGGATAATCGCCACGCTCTTCGGTTCGGGCAGGCGGATGATGTTCTTCCGCCGGTGAGCAAACTGCGTGCTGAAAATCGGTGCGCCTCTGGTGGACATAATTTTCTCCAAACGCGAGACGCGCGCGCTACAGCAGTTTCCGGCCGACCAGCGCGAACTGGATCGTGTTGTTTGCGGCAGAGCGATCGTTGAACGTGCCCTGGACCACCGCGTTTTTGCGGATGATGAAGGGATTGGGCAGCCACAGCGGAAGCTGCGCGGTGCCGGCGAAATTTTCGCTATTGATCGGGCTCGGGCTGAAGTGCCGTGAGCGGAACTTGTCGTAGAGATCGATGCTGTAGAGTCCCGTGGAGCTGGAGATGAAACGGTCGCAGAGGAAATCCGCATCGTTGTCGATCGTCACCGTGGCGATCACGCCAACCTGGTTGGCGGTGAGCTGCACGGGGTTGATGGGATACCAGAAATCTTGATCGTCGAAGCCGCCGGAAACCACGCCGTTGCCGGAGCACGCGGGACACTGCTGGCCCTGGCCGGTTTTGACGTTTTGCACGGCGCCGGCGCCGCTGCAGGTGGGGCACGTTTGCAAAGCCATCTTTTTTTCTCCCGCGCTCCTTCGCGGAGCGCTTTTCTCTCGCCGGATCGTCACCCCAACCGGTTTGGGGCCGCGCAGTGTGCGGAGATTTTTTGTGAGACGAGACGGCAGCTTCCCATGCCGGTTGCGCCAGCAGCTCTTCCGCCGCCTCGTCCCTCTGGACTCACCGAAAGGTGAGCATGGCGATCAGACTGCGATCGCGCAAACTAAGCGACTCTGACGAGCTGCCCCATGAAACGCCACCAGGCGGAAAGCCCGGATGCCCCAACGCCCGTGGGGTTGCCGGCCGCGGCGAGCATGGATGGCGCGCCGCCAGCGTTTTGCGTGGGGTCGATGACCACGTTGAAGTTTTCCTGCGGGTTGATGAAGATCCCGCCGGGCAGCGCGTACGCGTTATTGCGGTACGCCACACCGTTGGAACTGGAAAACGCCGAAACCGGCGCGGTCAGCGAGCCGAAGCCGCTGAACACCGGGCCGCCTGCGCCGGGATACCAGCCGAGGTTGCCCTGCAGCCAGGGCTTGCGGTTGATCTGCAACTCCGCATAGGTGCTGAGGAAATTGTTCAGATCTTCCGGATGCAGGTTGGGGTGCGTGGAGCCCTGCAGCGCCTGCACGTACACGGAGACGGCGCGCACCACGTAGCTGAACGAAGAGTCCAGCATGCCGGGCTGCGTCAGCAGCGTGTGGTTCAGGCCCTTGGCGAAGGCGGTGACGCCCATGAAGTTGTAGATCGAGCCGAGCGGCTGGGTGAACAGCGTCAACTTCGTTAAGGCGCTACCGGCGGCGGCGAAGAAAATGTCGTACACATCCTGGACAAGCACTTCAGGGACGCCGGTGTTGGGATTGCCGAGGCGCGCGTGCGGCCGGCCGAGTTCGCTGAGCTGGATTTTCTCCACGCCATGCGTGTGCTCGGAAACGCCGCCGCCTTTGCGCCACATACGGCTGAGAAATGCGCGAGTGCGGTTTTCCATTTCGTTAGCTTCTCCTTCGAAAATTTTTACTTCTCCACCCCCAAGCTCTTCTTTCCGAAGACTTGGGGCCCCACGCATTGGGATGGGCTGAGGTTTTTCGCCTCAGCCCGTTGCACCGCTCAGTTCTCTAACCCCAGGCCCCCGCCTGGTAAGCCTGCGTCTGCGCGCCGGGCATCGCCACGGAGCTGGAACCGCCGCCCGAAGGGGCTGCGGGTGCGGCCGCGGCCACAAGCGCTGCGGTTTGCCGCGCGCGTGCGGGAGCGGCTGCGTTGGCCGTGGGCAGCATCGGAGCATACGGATTGCCGGGGAAGGCCGCGTACGGACCGGCGCTGGCGCCCTGGGCGTACGGGAACGGATCGCTCAGGTAATAACCCAAGTCGAAATCCAGATCCCCGGACATGCCGCCGGTGGCGCCCGCGGTGCCCGCGCCGAACTTATCGGCGATGACACGTTGGCCGAGCGCGACGATCAGGCCGATCCAGGCGCCTTGCCCCGCGCGCTTGTTGAATTTGGAAATCAGCCACGCGCCGATGCCGCCGGCTACCGCGTTCAGGCCATAACCCGCGAAGCCGGTGTTGTACTGCGGCAAAAGCATCTGCGGCACCGCGCGGGCGAGCACGCCGTTGGCCAGCGCGCCGCCGCCGAGATACAGCAGATCGGTGGTATTAAATCCCGCGAAGCTCAGGTTTGCGCGCCGACGATGGCGCACATTCAAGTACCGTGCGGGGTTGTGACGCCGGCGGTGATGCACAATCGCGTGGGAACGGCGACGGCGATGGTGCGAACCACTGCGGCGGCTACGACGTTTCTTTGCCATGTGTCCTCCGCTCGCATTCGAGCGCATTGCACGCCGCGCCTTGGCCCAATACTTCCGGAGGGCCGCGGGCTGACGCCGCTTGCGGCCGGCGCGCGAGCGGCGCCGGCGAGTTGGATTTACCAGCCTCACGGTTGGCATGTTTCCTGCTTTCTCAGAGCGGAGGACTTAGCCCACGCACCCTCTAGGCTCGCACTCTGTTTTTCATCCTTCGTTGGCCGCGATGTCGTAGCGGCCCCCGAAGAAAAGCGATTCGCCGGTGCGCGGATCCACCAGCAGCGCCATGTGCGTGCGCGTGCCGGGATCGTACTGCGCCTGGATGGTCCACATCTGCGCGACGAGCTGGCGGTCTTTTTCCGCCTGGAACACGATGTTGATCACCGGCTGAAATACCAAAAAATTCGTGCCTTCGAGTTTGCCCAGCCTGCCGTTGGGCCGCTCCGCGCGATCTTCGAGGCGCTGCGGAATCATCCGCGCTAAATCTTTTTCGAACGGGCGCTCTTTCAGTCCCTGCGATTCTTCGGGCGTCCAGGGATCCGGCCGCCACGTGGGATCCGGCAGATCGGGCAGGCCGATGCGGCCGCTTTTGTCCATCATCGGCGCGGGAATCAGCAGCATGGTGCGATCCGCGGATTGCGCCAGCGGCAACCACTGCGAGCGAAATTCCATCAGGCGGCCCCATTTGCGGATGATGGGATCGTCGATCGGCGCCCATTGGTCCGAAGGCGCGATGGCGATCTTGTTGATGCGGCCCAGCGGCTCGAACTGATGCGTGCGTACCAGCTCGCGCTGGTAAGTGATCAGGTCCGCGGGCGTTCCTGTTAACGTTGGTGGCATTGCTCTCTTTCTCCTTTTTTGCGCATTTAGTTGTCCCGATCCGGTAGGCGCTCGATAGAAATCTCTTTTGAGAGCGGTCCTACTGGAAGATCTTTTGCGAACTGGGCCGGAGTCTTGGATTTCAACGTCCAGCCGCGCTCGAATCGCACGCGGTCGCCGTTCTCCAGGAGAACGATGGCAATGTCGCCATCGTTGCTGATCACCGTCCCAGTCACGAAAACACCTCGTACAAAATAAAAGCTCCGACCGCCCACGGCAGCCAGGAAGAAGATCCCGTGATTCCGAACGACGGCAAGGCGGATGCGCTGGTGGACGTCGAGGCCGACGCAATCATGTCCTGGTACACGCTGCTCTTGTAGGCCGCGATGGACTTCAGGGCGGCGATCATCACGCACGCAGCGTTGCAGTCGCCGGAATTCCCAGGACCGGAGCCCTTGACGATGGAAGCCACCTGGTTGGTGAAATCGGACACCAGCGATTGCAATGCTTGCTGGCCCTGCTGCGGCGTCGCCTGGCCGGACTGCACGGCCTGGTCGATAATCTGCAGGTAATCGTTCGCGGCCGGCACCGCGGCGCAGAGCACGCTTTGTTCTTTCTTCACCGCTGCAGCGTGATGCCCAAAGATCAGCGGGAAAAGCCCGATGATCACGGAGATGCCCATCGTCCACGGCGCGAGCGCCGCAGCAGTAGCCACGCCCGCCGCGGTCAAGCCGATCGCTGTGCCGGTGAGCGCCATGCCGCTGGCCGTTTGCGCCAGTCTCACGCTGGTGCTCACTCCCGTGGCGGAGCAATCCTGCGTGCCCGGCAAATAGGCTGGCTGGCCGCTGGCGTCCACCATCTGTCCGGCCTGGACGTCGCGCACGTAGCCATCCCACACGGCTTGCGTGTGTCCGGCGGTGCTGGTGACGCTGGCTTGCGGGAACACGGACTCCACCGCTTGCTGCGGCGTGAGCGCGCCGAGGCTCAGGCGGCGACGTCGGCGCTGCTGGCGCACCGGCGCGTGCTGCGCGCGCACGTACGGCGATGGCCGGGTGGCCAGCAGGATCCGCGCCCGAGAGTACGGATCGATTCCGAGTTGTGGCGCCAGCGTCATGCACCGAAAACGAACTCCTTTAAATCGGTTGGGCGTTGACCGTGGTGAAGCTCTTACCCTTGGCCTTGTTGGGCTTCGCCTCGTTGATCATCGCGGTGGCTTCCGCGGCGGAGTGGCCTAGCGCGACCAGTTCCTTGTGATCCATCTCCACAACTTCGTGGTGATAGACCGGCTTCCCGGTCGTCGCGTCGAAGTGGTGGATGGTTTTCGGCACGCCGTTGGGATGCCGTTCTTCGTTGTGAACTTCCGACATGTGTCCTCCTTAAAGGGACCGTCAAAAAAATCGGTCAGCACTACCCCTCGATACCCGGCGAGATTTTCGCCGTGATGTCGATTTCGTATTCGCCGCCGATGAAGAAAACCTGTTTCTTCAAGCGGTCGAAAAACCACCCGGGCCGCGTGCGGCCGTGTCCGCCGAATTTGTGGCAGTACTGCACCGGCTCGAAGTTGTCGTGGATCTTTCGCGCCTCGTACACGATCGCAGCCACTTCGCCCAGGTCAATCAAATCCTTGGTGGGATCCACGCCTTCGAACTTGCCCAGGCAGCCGGTGAGGTTCTGATTGCCGCCGATGGCGTAGAGCTGGCGGCCGTCCGGCGAGCTGGCCAGCGTGACGTGATCTTCGGAAAAATCGATGTGCGGGCAGCGGTCCCACTTGGTGGCGATTTCGCGTTCGCCCAGGCCGCAATCATCGGTGACCACGGCGATCAGCTTGCCCAGCGCGGTGTAGTCTTTGCGCATCGCGGCGGAGATATGCTTCTCCTGGATCTCGCGCGCGTCTTTGCCGTGGAAAATTTCGAAGAGGTGCACCGCTTGCTCCGTTTCGCTGACTGGGTTGTGCCGCTGACGCCGGCGATTCGTCTTTTTGGCCGCGATTTTTTTCGGCGGCGCGGGCTTCGGCAGTTGACGATCTTTGCGGCGCCGCATCGGCGTGGCCTTTTTCGGATTCAACCGGGCGGCGCGGATCCGCGCGGCGCGCTCGCGCGTGGCGCGCTTCCTCTGCAGCGTTGAGGGATTCAAAAACACCAGCAACTCTTCCGGGTTGCTCTTCGCGCGATGGCTGACGATGCACGAAGGATTTTTTTCCGCCTTGGGATGCAGCACTTCGAGCAGCTTGGCTTGCCCCTTCTTGCGCCGGCCGGGAGGCACCGCGAAACGCAGCAGGTGCGAGCCGCTCTTTTTCGAGCGCACCTTCCAGCCCCGCGGCGTCGTGGCCACGTGCTCGATCCGGAATTGGGCGGCGGCGGCCATTACTTACTCACGATCTTCGTCGGGTCCTTTCGCGTTCTGCGTGGCCGGCCAACAATGTGAGGATGCGGACCTGCCTTATCGCATCTCTTCATCAGTCTTCTTTCGTGTGGCCACTCCGTGCTGAAGCCCTGTTTCTTTGCTAAGGGCACGCGCACACAGGAGCCGCCGTACGTCAGATAAAAAATGCGCGACATCCTCACGCGGCTTCCTCCTGCGGTTTGCAGCGCTCGATCGCGGCGCGGAGATTGTTCAGCTCGCGATGGTCGGCGCGGTTGAAGTCCAGCTTGACGGCATCCTTCTGCGGATGCAGCGCTTCGAGCGAGCGCAGGTCGTCGAGTGTGCGGATGTTTTTGCGCGACACTAAGATCCGCTGGCCGTGCTGGAAATTCGCCGGATGATTCACTTCCACGTGCGCCGCGGTGATCGCGCCCGCGTCGTTTTTCAGCGTGTCGAACACCACCGCGTAGATCCAGTGCGGCACGCCGGGGCTGGGTTCTTCGCCAACGCGCAGAATCGCGCAGTCGGTTTGCAAAATCTGTACCGTGTCTCCAGGTTGCATCAGAGCACCTCGTTGAAAAGAAGAAGAGCTGCGCCGCCGGCCACCAAGTAGGGCCAGTTATCGGTGAGGAACTGCGTCAGGTCGAACGGTTGCGGCTGTCCCACCGGCAATCCGGTGTTTGGATCAATGACCGGCGGAGATGTGGGTGCCACAACTCCGGGGTTGATCAAATTGATGCTCGAACTAAGGCTGGACACGCTAACCGTGGAAGAGCCCAGTTGATAGACCAAGCCATCTAGGATGCTCTTCACATCGTCCGAAGAATTCCTGTCTGACTGGGTGAGCACGGTCATGTTCAACTGGCGTTGGTTGGTCAGAAGCGCATCAGCGTTTGGACCCAAATACGGGGCGCCCACCACCTGAATTCCGAAATTATTGCTGAGCACGGATTTCATCGCCTGCACGACGCTGGTAAGGCTGAGCGGCTCGCCAGTGGGACCAGCTCCGATCTGAAACGTCGCGGAGTACGTCAACTGCGAGCCCGCTGGCAAACCGGCAGTGGATTGGCCCAGGCCGCGCAAACCGCGGCCCATGCGCAGCGCGTGCATGCCGGCGAGACGCTGCTGCGTCTGCGCGGCGTTCGCGGCGAGCACTTGTTGGGTGCGCACGTAGTAGTTCATAAACTCACCACCGGAACCGGCCCCACGGATCCAGCCCGCACAGATAGTGGGAGAATCCGCAGTACGTTTTGTAGTGCAGGAAAGCGATCACGGCAGGAAACTCCTGACGCGCCTGCGTGCACGCCGCACGCGGCGTTTAATTCGCGGCACATGCTTGCCGCCGAGCAGGAACATTCCGAGGGCCAGCACACCAATGCCGGCAATCAGCAGCGTGGGATCCACCTCAAGCTGTCCGAGGCCGCGGCTGCCGGCGAACGGCCGCGACACAAACGGCTCCGTGTAGATGCCGCGCGCCACCGCGCGATTGAAGCGCCCAGGTCCGGATCCCGCACCCAGGCCGCTCAGTGATGGGGGTAACACGTAGCCGCTGAGCAGAGATCCGGGCGCGGGCACGCCGCGAATGTAATAACTGAGCGCCGTGGGCGCGCCTTGGCTTTGCAGAAGCTGCCGGCACGAGCTGCAGCCCAAACCTTTCACCGAACAGCCATCGCAGCCGAGAGAAAAGCCCTGAAGCGCGCGCCCGGCCGTTGCGGTCAGCGACGCTTCAGGTGTGGGAACCACATAGGCGCTTCTAGCCACGGCGATTTCTCCTGCGCGGATTGCGCCGGCGTTTTCCGCCCATCATGGCCAGCAGCAACACGCCGCCACCGATGAGCAGATAGGTGGGCGAAATAGTCAGCGGGGCCGCGGCAGCCACGCGCGGCTGCTGTATAACGCTGATCGCGCCAGTGACCGGATTGATCGTGGTCTTGCTTGGCGATGTCGGGGCGAGCCCGTAGGGATTCACCGCGCCTGCGCTTGATGTCGGAACGGTTCCGGTTGGTGCTGCAACCGTGTACGCGCCAGCGGCGGTTTGCGGAATGTAGTTGCCGTTTGCGTCCAGGATCTGAGCGGTCTGCGTGTTCAAAATGTAGCCGGTGTTCATGTCCTGGACGATCGAGCCGTCCGGGCTGGCCACCACGTTGTCGCTCGCGTTGATTAAGTTGAGCGCATCGGTGTACGGATCCTGGCCCAGTCCGCGAAGCCCGCGAAGGGGCACGCGCACCGGGGGAAGAAATCCCGGAATCTGGCTGTAGCCGCCGCCGGGCGCAGTGAAGGGCGCCGATTGGCGGCGCACGCCGGCAGTCACGGGCATCGCACCTTCGGCGTGAATGTGCGCACCGCCGCCACGGCCCGCACCCAATCCGGAAAGCGCGGCGCGCGATCGCGCAGCTTGGAATGTGACCGCCGCGGGAACGGGCAGCCGCGGAACTTTTACCCTGATGATGCCCATGCCGGTCATGGCGCTTTGCGTTTCTTCCTCGAAACGCCGGCGCGCGGCACCCATCGCCACAGGAATAGCGCGCGGCGTGCGCACGTTGACCGTGGGAAGAATTCCCAAGCCGCTGAGACTCTGCTTTTGCAATCCCCAAGCGACTGCAGCGGTGAGATCTCCCTGCGGTGGAGCGTAGTAAGCCATTCAGCGCCTCCCTCCCATTTGTCCGGCCATCTTGACGGCGATCACTGCGCCGATCGCGATCAGCCAGTTGGGCACGCCGGGCAGTAACGATTGCTCGGTGGCGAAGTTGATTAAGCTGTCGTACGGAGACGCGCTCGTGGGCGTGGCAACGGAAACACTGATGGGTGCGCCGGTGGACGTCGTGGGGCTGCTCGTGCTGGTCGTGAGCGCCATGTTGACCCAGGAATTGGTTGCAGCGGAATACACCCACTGCGAGCCGTCGGAATTCACGTAGATCTGATTGGTGGGATAGTTCGCAGGCACGGGAGTGCCGGCGACATTAGGCGCGGTGGATATGACAGGCACGGCGACCGTTCCAGGCGCCGCGCTTACTGGCGAGCTGGCGGAAGGCGCGTTCGGGTTGTACGGTGTGCCGACGTTGATCCACGTGCCTTGCGACGCGGAGTACATCCACTGTGAGCCGTCCGTGTTCACGAAGATTTGATTGGTGGGAAACGACGCCGGCACCGGAGTGCCGGCTGTCGTGACTGGCGTTGGGGTGGTTGGTGGACGAAATGGTTCGGGACCGATGCGAACGGGACCGCAGCCCCACGCGGGACAGATCGGCGGCCGTCCGGCAGACGATGGCGGCACAGCGACGAGGCCAAACGTGCCGAGGCGCATCAGCGAGCCGCGTCGCCGGCGCGCAAACGGCCGGCGGTACGAGGCGGGCAAAAAGATTTGTGGCGCGGTCGGCAAGATTATCTCCAGGTCATCGATTGGCCAGGGCAAAGATGCCGATGCCCAGGACCCCGAGCAGCAGCAGCGTGGTGGTGCTGATGCCCATGAAAGATCCGGCGGTGGGCGTGGCCATCGAGCTGTAGCCATACGGCGATTGCAGCACTGCACCCGTAGTTCCGAGCGGCGCGTACGTGGTGGGCACCAGGTTGTAGGGACTCGCGCGCGATGCGGCGATGATGTTGGCGGCGCCAGTGGTTCCCACCTGAACCGCTTGCGAGATTGCACTCCAATCCACGCCGTTGTCTTGTCCCAGGCCGCGCAGTCCGCGCAAGCGGCGGCGCTGGCGATAGAAGCGCGAAGGCGCCGGCGGCGCGGAATAGTTCAGCGGCGGCTGGAGCGCTGGCGTCGTGATGCCTAGTCCTCTCATGCCCACCTCCGCGCCATAAAAAGATAGGTCTGCGTACTCATTGGAGTGCACGCTCCAGGCGCGCTTGCGAAAGTAGCGCGACGGCGACAAGCCAAACGCCGGCGAGCGCCGCGCGACGTCCACGGAGATCCAGCGGCCGTTGACGAGCGCCTGCGGATAGACGTGGCTGAACTGCTGCGGATCGCGCGGATCGCTGGCCACGGTCATCAGCCGGCAACGCGTGCCGATCGTTTCCAGCAGCGAGCACATCAGCACCGAAATGCAGTCGCAATCGCCGCGGCGATAGGTCAGCGTCCACTCCGCGTCTTGCACGCCTTCTTTGCCCACCGGATCCGGAGTGAACGTGATGTTGCGGCGCACCCACTCGTAGATCGCGCGCGCTTGGCGCTCCCAGGCGTACGCCGGCACGTGGTACTGGTTCAGGATCGTTTGCGCCTGCGCGTGCACCATCGCGCTGGATTTCCCCGCGTCGATCAGCGCGGACATTTTCTGGATGGTCAGCGCGACGCCGGGATCCCCATCGGGAAGCGGAAAGTTCAGCGTTGTGGGTTGCGTTTGCATTCATCGGATCGATCGATGGAAAAAAGGCCGGCGCGGATGCGTGGGGAGGACGGAGCTTTTTGCGCCGGTAACCCCGAACGGCCCCGCACCGGCCGATCTAAGGCCGTTCACGCTCACGATGAGAGCCGAACAGCAAAAGAAGCAAACAAATTACTGTTACAACGCCAGTCACAACACCTGCACAATCACAGGCATGGGCTTATATAGGCTTGACAACTATTACCGTGGGCCGCAGAATCGCGGACATGCGTGGGGTTGCCAGACTCCAGAAGGAAGAAAAATGCCACGTAACGCTGGCGCGAAACCGACCGGTCCCACAGTTCACACCACTATCGAGATGCCGCCGCCTGAAAAACATGAAGCTCGCGTTGATGAAGCGGAAAAGCTGAATTTCTGGGAACGCATGCTGCGCATTCCCGCCGAAGAGTGGGGAAAACCCTACACCATCTACCTCTACCGCGATTCTCCGAAAGTTCGCATCGCTGGCCAAGGCGGCTATCTTTGCCAGCTCGCGCAACCGTTCACACCGGAAGACGTTCGTGCGCGTTATGGAGGCGGAACGTTTCGCGCGATGCTGCTCAAAGGATCGGAATTGGTAGCCACGCACACCTGGGAGATCGAGGGACTTCCGAAATATGATTTGACGCGCGAGGATCCCAGCGGCGCGGGAAGAACGACAGAAGGGCAGGGAAGTAATCTGGAAGTTCGCTTGCTCGACATGCTGCAGAAAAATCTGGAAGAGATGAAAAGCGAACTTCGCCGGCGCGAGGCGAGCGGTGGCGATCCCGCGTTTCAAAAAGCGGTGGAGATCATGGATACCGCCTACAAGGCCGGAATCGGCGCCATCCAAAAAGAGCAGGTGAATCCCACGGCGCTGCTGAAGGATCTGGTGAGCACCGCGAAAGAAATGGGACTGATGGGCGGAAATGGCAACGGCGATGCCGGAATCGTGGGAACCATCCGCGTACTGAAAGAGTTGGGGCTGATCGGACAGATGGCAACGCCGCAAAATCCGCTCGAACAGTTGAATCTCTTTCTGGGCATCTTCGAAAAGATCGACGAGCTGCGCGGAGAGGGTGGCGGCCGGCGGCGTCGCGGCGATGCGGATTGGAAAGAAACTTTGGCCAACAAATTCGGAGATGCGCTGCCCACCATCCTGGAACGCATGGGACAACCGCGCGCCCGGCCGGGAGCGCGTCCCGGTGTGGCGGCGCAGCCACCGCAGCGGCCGAGCGTGCCGGCGAATCCGCAGCCGATTGTGCACACAGCAGCGTCCGCGCCTGGTGCACGCCCTGTGCCTCCGATTCGTCCCGCGCCAGCAGCGACCGGTTTGCGCGTCGTCAGCGAAGAGGAATCCGCAGCGAAGGACACGACAGAAAACGGGCGTGTCACAGACGAGGTTCCCGCGAATCCGCCGGTCGCCGCTGCGGAACAAATTTCCGCGGAGCAACTCGCTGCGATCGAGGAGCAAGCCTACTTCGTGGGCGTGAAACGTCGCGTGCTGAAAGCCGTGATGGATGGCGACGAAGGCTCGCTAATCGCGGACTTCCTGGAACTGGCCTGGCCGCAGATGGTGAACTATCTCGAATCGTTCAGCGCGGAGCAAGTCACCAACTTTCTGGCCAACGATCCGATCCTCGGCGAAGCGGTGCAGCATCCCAACTGGCCCATCGTGCTGAAGCAAGCGCAGCAGTACCTGGCAGAGGATCTGCCGGCCGAACGTGTCCCGAACTAAGCGCGTCATCACGGTCATTTTCCTGCTGCCACTCTACTTGCTTTGTGGTGCAGCCTTCGCACTGGTGATATGGCTAGACGATTGGAATGACTGTTGCCGGGAAAAACGAAAAAGCTTTTCGTAACCGCGACACCACAGGTGGGACAATTCTGGTGTTGACACTATTCCTAGTGGTTCGTATTCTGCCTCTCGATCCGTCCGCACATCGCAAAACTGATCGGGAGCGGCGACGGCCTGGCAGCCAGCAGCCGCTCCACCCTTTCAGGAAGCGATGCCGTGACTGGCTGCCAAAATGTCAACAGTCCCTTTTCATCGAAATCGCACCACTCCGCTTCCCGCTGACATCCTACCGAGGCTCCCTTCCAACCTAGACGCCGAGCGCAGTCTTCTAGGCGCGCTGCTGATCAATAACGCCGCGATCAAAGAGATCGCCGGCGCGCTGAAGGTTGACGATTTTTTCCTCCCGCAGCACAAAGCGGTGTTTTCTGGAATCCTGAAACTCACGCTCGAAGTGGCAAAAAAAGGCGAGGAGATCGGCGGGATCGATCTCGTCACGCTGTCGGAACATCTGCAGGGGGAAGGGAAGCTCCAGGAAGCCGGCGGCGCGCCCTATCTCGCTTCGCTCATCGATGGCATACCGCGGGTGTCGAACGTCAAGCACTACGCGGGCATCATCATTGAAAAAGCCAAACTGCGAAATCTGATCCACGTCACGCACAACATCCAGATGCGCGCCCTCGAAGCCGAAGCCGGCGCAGACGCCATCGTGGACAACGCCAAGAATTCAATCACGGCAATCACGGAAGGGAACTCCAGCACGCAGAATCCCATCGTGGTGGTGCCTTACAGCGAGCTGCTGACCTTGGAACTTCCCAAAGCGGATCCGATGATCGAGCCGCTGGTGACGCGCGCCGGCACGTTCATGATTTTTTCGTGGGCTGGGTGGGGAAAGAGCTGGATCGCCAGCTACATGGCTTTCTGCGTCGCGCACGGTTTGGATTGTTTGTTCGGCGGGCATGAAGGACCGGGCGGACATTGGCCGGTTTACGGTCCAATGCGCACGCTGTACCTCTACGGCGAAATGCATGGAGAGAAAATCCGCGAGCGGCTCAAGCTGATCGGCAAACACATGAAGGTGGAGCCGAATTTTTCCGATCTGGCCACAGTCTCCAAAGATTACAAGCGGATCGCACGGGCTCCGCGGTGCGCGCACGCCTGGCGGCCGAGCGTCAAAGAACCGAAAGATCGCAAGCATATCGAAGAAGTGATTGCCGGCGAAGGTTTCCAATTTCTCGTGCTCGACAACATCTCGACGCTTTGGAGCGCCGCGCAAGAGGACCAGTCGCGTCAAGTGGCGGAACTGAAAGAGTGGTTCATCGATCTGAACACGCGCGGCATCACCGTGTGCTTTCTGCAGCACGCCGGCAAAGGCGGAGATTTCCTTGGCGACTCGGCGCAGGTGCACATCCTGGACTCCTACATCAAGCTGGACCACCCAGGCGACTATCGGCGCTCACAAGGGCTGCGCGTGGTGCTGAACGTGGAGAAGATCCGCCACGAGTTACGGGACCCGCATTGGGGCGTGCCCTTCGAAGCGCAGCTCTGCACTTCACCGGAAAACGGCGCGGAGTGGCTCACCAGGCCGGCGATGAGCGCAATGAAGAAAACCGTGTTTGAGATGTTCTCGAATGGCGCGCCCCCAACCGAAGTGCTTCGCGCGTTCTCGATCCTGAAGCGACCCACACTTTACCGCTGGCACCACGAGTGGAAAGAGAAGCTGCCCTCCGACACATCCTCCGACGACGAAGAGTAACATGCCGTTCATTATGAACGTCCCGAGCGGTGAAATTCCCAAGCGTGGAGACTTGCTACAGTCAAATTGCGGGGATCGCCGCGAGCGGACATGGTTCTTACTAAACGTGCGTCGCGTGCGCACACATGCAAACCGATTTAACGTGTGGCGTGCACGATGGTGGGAACTTGAACCCGACTTCAGAATGCGGCTTTATCGAAGCGCGGAGCGTAGGGGCGGACAGATTCTCTGGATACCAGAGCCTAAGAAATTCGAGAATTTAAGAAGAAAACAATTGGGATAAGTCTCAGGGTCGGGGGGCGCGAGACAAAATCGCCCAAACCCTGAGACAAATCGTAAGTCATTAGTACGCCTATAGTTATAGCCGATTTTTTGAGTGTGTTGTCCGTTACACAAAAACCTTGAGACAGCCACCTAATTCCTTTGTTTTCAATACACCTTTCGCCGTCTATTCGCCTATTTGTCTCAGTGTCCCCGTATAGGCCACCCCCCCCAGTTCTTTTTTGCGTGACTTACACTCAACTTTGGGTACCCTCCCCCTCCCACCCTGAGACACAAAATAAGAAAAACTCTTTCTTTCTCTTAGAGATACGTCGAAATTCAGGATTTTTCGATGAGACAAGGTATTTTCTAAGTCCTTTGTTTGTAATAAAAGTGTGCCTGAACGCGAGACAGGATCATGAGACAGTATGAGACACCCTGTGTTTATATAGGGATTTCGCATTTTGCGGTCGGAAAAGCTTGTCTCATGGTACAACTTTCCTATTGACACAGTGTGGCATACTGTATTTCAATGTGTGTATGAAAGACAGAGTCTTCCTTAACGTGGCGATTCCACGAGAACTGAAGAAGAAGGTTGAAGAGATGGCCGCGCATGATCGGCGGGAAAAATCAGACTTTGTGCGATTACTGCTCGAAGACGAATGGAAGCGGCGTAACGCCGGTCCTGTGGAAGGGAATGGTGAGCGATAATGAAGATAGACCTGCGGTCTGCGGCGCTCGGCGCGATTCTTGTTCTTTTGATAGGCGGCGTGTGGTACGACGGATCGGTCAGACCAGTGATCCAGAATCTGACAATGGAGAAGGCTCAAGCAGTGGGCCGCGCCAATGAACTGGAATCAGAGAGCGCGAAGTATAAAGCGGCGGCGGAACACTGGGCTGCGATCGCAAACTCCCAGCAGCAGGCAGCGCCAACAAATTCCACCGTGGCGGTGTTGAACGCCGTTCGTCCGGGGCTCGGCACCGTCCTCAATCAAATCGGAAAAACAATTCAGCAGCAGCAAGCTGCATCGAGGATCGGCACGCTCACGTGTCCTCCGGAGTATCCAGTGCTGGCTCAAAACGAAGAGGGACAATGGAAGTGCTATCAACAGACGACAAGCCAATGAGCCTGTTTTTTTGTGCTCTATCTGGTAAACATAGTATAGCGAGTGTCTACCTTGATAACTTTTCGCGCCTGTGCACGGGCGGAAGCCAGGGCGGGCGGCGCCGTTTTCTCTCCGGCGGCGGCAATCTTCCTTCCGCTACATCGCTTTTCGGCCGCTCCGGCCGCGGCGGCGCGTATTCCATCACCATGCCCGCGGCCAGCACTTCGGCGCGCGCCTCGATAAATTCCTCCAGCAACTGCATCAGCGCTTTCCGGAAATTCGCCACGCGGTTCAGCCGCGTCAGCCGGAACTCGGCGATCTGCCCTTTGTGCAGCGTGAGCAGGTACTCAATCACACGTCTTTCGCGTTCGTCCGCCGTGAGGGGAGCGCGCATGGGTTCTCGGGACTCCTTGACCCGGGCAACCCTGCGGTGGCTGCTATCGTTGAAAACACGTTATCAAAGCATTAGTTGCGCGCGCCACTGGCCCAACGGCCATTTTTCGGCCAGTTGTCCCATCGAACAGGTTTCCCTTCTCCGCAGAGAAAAGGAAGTCCTCTCATGATCAGAACCAAGACTCTTCGCGTGCTTGTCAGCCCGTTGCGGCGGCGTTTGTCGGCGCGGGCGCTTTCCCGCCGGGCATTCCGAACGCGCTCGCGCTGGCTGACCGGCGTGCTCGTCGCGCGGCGCGAAAAGCTGCTGGCGCTCTACGAACGTTTGCTGACGCGTTCGGTGCGCATGGAGTCGCGGCTGCAGGCGGTGACGGAACGTCTCGCAGCGGTGGATCGCGCCGTTCGCGTGCTCTGGGAGCGGCGCTAGAAAAAGTTTTGCGAACCACACGTCTTTGCCAGGAGGCGGATCGATGCCAAAGAAACGAGTCTACAAGACCGGGGGAGCGTCGCGCGCGTTGTCGTTCAGCGATCGCCGGCGCTTGCGGGAATTCCGCGCGCGCGCGGCGGATCGCTTAGGGCGTTCGTCGCTGGGCATCCCCGAACTCAAGCTGGTGATGGAAGCGCCGTTTAAGTGGGACACGCTGAAGCGCGCGCTCGATGGAAAAACGCTGCGCGCGGACAACTGCCGGTTCATCGAGGATTTTCTCGATCGCTTCGACGGCCGCGCGGCCCTGGCGCCCGCCGCTGGGCTCGACGGCAAGTCTCTCGCTGCAGGCGAACGCGAGAATCACAACGATGAAAACGGCGTTCTTCAGAATTTTGTGCGCCGCGGCCGCGACACACAAGACGCGGTGGACGAAGCCATCCGCAGAGGTTCCCGATGAGGATCAACGAAGCGCCAATACCGTTTGTCGGCGAGCTGATGGTGTGCTGCCTTTGCGGTCGCGAGCAGCGGAGCGACCCAACTGTTTCCTCGCAGTGGCGTTGTGTCCAGTTAGCTGGGCGCACTTTCTACGCCTGTCCGGATGAGTTTCCGCCGGACGACGCGAGCGCCGCCAAATTCATGCTGGCCTACAAACGCTTCATCGCGGAAGCCGTAAGAAGAGCAAAGGAGCGTCAGCTATGAAACTGGATCTGAAAGCGGCGTGGTGGACGACCAAAGCGTTTCTGCTGGTGATCGGCGCGGCGTGCGTGGTGGCATTTTTCCGATCGCTGCACACGTTCTACGCGGTGCTGTTTTCCATGGCCGCGCTGGCGTCCTGGTATCCGGTGTATTTCGTTTTGGCCAAAGTGAGAGCGAGGCGGCGTTCTTCTGGTGAAGACGCGCGTTTCCAGCGCCCCGTAGCTGGGTTCGATTCCCAGACGCCGCTCCATCCTAAAAAGCGCTGGATCCTGCGCACGCTGCGTTTTGCGTTGGATGCCGCGGACGATCGCCTGCACGCCGCCGAAGTGAAGTTGCGTAACGATCTTGAGCAGCTCGGCCCCGTCGGCCGAGTAGTGGATGCCCTGCCGGCGGATGTGCGACCGCAGTTCCGCTCAAGCCCTGGCGCAGCAGGCGTACTCCGGCCCGGCGAGCTGCGCGCCGCCGCGGCCACAAAAAGTTTGCCCACTGTTGTCCGCAGCGCGGCAAAGCGCGAGCCCGGCGCGGACCCCACTCGCTCCGTGCCGGCTCGCGACAGATTTGCGGAATGGGAAGCGCGCCGCGCTGGTGTTCTTCCCGCGATCAAGCCGCATCGCGGCCGTCGCGTTACCGCCGCCAATTTCGACGCGAGGTTTCAAGAGTCATGACGCGATGGGTGAAACTCCCGGTGCCGGGCGGGAAGGTGCTGTACTTGAAAGAGCCGGCTTACGCAAAATTTTGCGACAACGTGCAGGCGTTGGTGAAGTGCATGGAGCGCGCGGAATACGTGGACGCTCCGCCGCCGGGAACGGTGCTGGCCATAAATCAGCGGGTTAGCCGGTGGCCCAAACTGTTGGGCGCATTTCCGCTCCGCAACGGTGACGCATCATGATGAACGTACTCTTTGCTTTTTGCTTGGCTGGATTTGTCATCGGCGATGTCTGGTGCTACGTCACCACGAAATGGCCAGACTGCTATAAAAGCCCACAAAGTCGCTGGCGGTTCATTCTTCCAGGTGGGGGTTACGTTGCCCGACTGAGATTTGGGCGAAAGTCATGACGCATTCGATCAACGCAATCCCGATCCAGCAGCAAGCGGTTGGCCCTGCCCAGAAGCCACTCGCCAGCGAACTGCAGATGTACGCCAACCTGTGCGACGCCGTGAAGCTGCTGAACGCGATGATCGACCGCACCAAATATTCCTGCACCGCCGAGGAAGCGGAACTGCTCTGGCGTCTCCGCTTCGTCACCAGGATCCAGCCATGAAGCGGATCTGGCGCTGGCTGCGGGATCGCTGGCTGTGGATGAAGTGGTTTTCCTGGCAGTGAAGGGGGCGCATGAGTCACCGCGAATTCATTGGCACGTGTTCGAACTGCCGAAAGAAAAAACAGAAGGTGCGCAAATGCCGTGGAGCGCAGCTCTGTGAACGCTGCAGTGAGGCGCTAAACATTTACGAGAACATGCGGGCTTACCGGGGCAAGGAGAGGCGGCGTGGGTAAAACATCGATCGAGTGGACGGACGCGACCTGGAATCCCATCACCGGGTGCAAAGAAGTGTCGCGCGGCTGCGCGAATTGCTACGCCGCGCGCCTGGCCGCCACGCGATTGCGAAAACTTCCGGAGTACGATGGTCTGGCGACGTTCAGCGAAAACACGCGTTGGACCGGCGAAGTGCGCTTCCACCCGGAGCGCCTGAACGAGCCGCTGCACTGGCGCCAGCCGCGCAAAATCTTCGTCTGCGACATGGCGGATTTGTTCTTCGATACGCCGTGGGCGTGGATCCACGATGTGTTCAGCGTGATGCAGCGCTGCCCGCAACACACGTTCCAGATCCTCACCAAACGCGCCGAGCGCATGAACGCGCTGATGAGCATTCCGTTCCTGGGCGGCAAAGTGGGCAAAGAGTGGCCACTGCCCAACGTCTGGCTGGGCGTCAGCGTGGAAAGCCAGCATTTCGCCGATGAGCGGATCCCGCTGCTGCTTTCCACGCCGGCGGCGGTGCGCTGGATCTCCGCCGAGCCGTTGCTTGGACCGATGGACCTCACCAGGTGCGGAGATCGCGGAATAAGGTTTGAGCGCGGATTCTTAGCACCAAATATCGAAACGCCAGAAAGCCGAATGAATTGGGTGGTGTGCGGCGGCGAGAGCGGCCCCAACGCGCGGCCAATGCATCCGGATTGGGCGCGCTCGCTGCGCGATCAGTGTGTTGGCGGCGGCGTGCCGTTTTTCTTCAAACAGTGGGGCGAGTGGATCCACGTGTCGCAGATCGAAGCCGCCATGACCGTGGACCAGATCAAAGCGCTTTCGATGGACACGCCGTGCCGTACCAACGGTCCAGAGATCTTTTTCAAAGTGGGCAAGAAACGCGCCGGCCGGCTGCTCGACGGCCGCGAGTGGAACGAATTCCCGAAACCCGCGGCGGTGCAGCCATGACGCGCGAGGAATTCAACCGCGAACAAAAACGCCGCCGCGCGGAGCTGCGCGCCAAAGGCACTTGCCCGGACTGCCGGAAGAACAAAGCCCACGTGGACGCGAAAGGGAAGCGCCACGTGTGCTGTGAGCCGTGCTTGGTGGCGCGCCGCGATCGCCAGCGCAATGGCACAAGGCCGCCGCTGCTGCGGCTGATCGAGAAAGCTACGGGGGTCGCGTGATGGATCGCTTTGATCGCATTTTCGCTTGGATGCTTTCCGTCTTTGTTGTCGCCGCTGCGACCATACTCGTCGTTCGATTTCACACGTGGAAAGATCTAATCACGATCGGGTGCGTCTGTGTGGCTCTTGTGGCCTATATCTGGTTAGACATTGCGAAACAAAGTCGCCGATTAAGACTCTGCTCGTCGATCTGCGGCGACAATTCCGGTCCTGCTGATTACTTCTGCACGCTGGAACCGAATCACCCCGGCGATCACAAGCATTTTCACTCCAGCGGCGGCTGCATCGGCTGGCCGCGAAAAAGCGGCAAACCATGAAAGCCATCACGCTGCACGAGCCGTGGGCCGCGCTGGTTGCCGCCGGCTGGAAGGAAGTGGAAACGCGCGATTGGTACACCGGCTACCGCGGGCCGCTGGCCATTCATTCCAGCGTGCATCCGCCGGACAAGACGGAAATTTCGCGCCTCACGTTTCTGCTCGGCTCCAAAGGGCACGAGCTGCCCGAATTTCACATGGGCCAGGTGGTGGCCGTGTGCCACTTGGCGGCGTGCGTGCCCACGGCGCTTGTCGGCACCGCGGTGAAAAAGCTGAAACCAAATTTTTTCCCGAAGCGCGGCTGGGAAGTGGAGCTGCAGCTCGGCAATTACGACAACGGACGCTGGGCATGGATCCTGCGCGACGTCCAGCGGCTGGAAAAGCCGGTATTCGTCCGCGGGCAGCGCAAACTGTGGGATTGGATGCCTCTGGCAGGCATCCTACCTGCTGCCTATTCCACAGACTGCCCCATATCCAGCCCCGCTTCCAAACAGGGGGTCTAAACCGCCGTGGGAGCTATCATCAAGACGCTTCCGACCCGTTTTGCCCGCGGCCAGCTCGATCGCTTCTTTGGCACGGAAGAGAAGGCGTGTTTCACCATGTACTTTTTCACCCTCGGCCGCGGCCGGCCGAGCAAGACGGAGCCCGCCGGGGATTATCTCGGCTGTCCGGCTTGGGGCGGAATCTATCAGCTCTATTTTTCCCACAGAGGCATTTTGATTGGGAATTTCTCTGTGGTTTGCATCGTGCAGAACGTCGGCCAGCTTCCGCTGCTCACCACGCTGGACGGAAAGCCCAGCGAGTGGCAGATCAAGTCGGATCGTTGGGTGGCTGTGTGTGCGCCACCGTTTCACCGGATGAAAGAGCGTCTGTACCACGAAGGTTTTCGCGGCTGGCGATATTTCGATCTCGAAGCCTATCGGGGATCCACGGCGGCGAAGTGCCGGATCTGATTATGAAAAAGTCTTCCCCTACAAAATTGACGGCCGCAAAAAGATCCAAAAGACGACCGCGCGCGGCGATCGCCAGATGTAGGGTATCGCCCCCGGAGATCTACGTGCACGAGCGCGATGCAGATCATCCTTGGCGGGATCCGTACATCAAAGCGCACCTGCGAAATAAGCGGGGATACGTGTATTTGTGCTGGCGATCGGGAAAGCGCGTGCACACGTTCTATCTCGGAAAAGCCCCCCGGAAATCCCCTACAGCTCCGGATCCGGAGCTCGCCGGCGCCGGCGAGCTGCCGACGTCGCGCCGTAGGGGAAAACGCGCACTCTAAAAACCACAAAGGCCGCCCGCTTTCGCGGACGGCCTTCGTGTCTCGACAGCGGGAAAGCGCGGCGGCGTGCCTTGGAACCACGCCACCGCGCCGGAGGGAAGCGCGAACCGTTGACGGAACGGCCCGCGCCAGGTGGAAGTTCCTAACCGGAAGGGCGACGCGCCCCTACGGCTCCGGGGTGAAGCTGACCGTGAGCGTATCGGGTGCGGCCGGCGGAGGCGGCGCCACCACATCGAAGCTCGCTTCGCCCACCAGGTTATTGCTGGTGTCCGTCACCTTCACCGCGATCGTGCCGGTTTTGCCGTTGCCGCTTGGCCGGAAGATCGTCGGGGTCTTCTGATCCGGCGTGCCCGGCACCACGGTTACGGTGCCGTTCTGGCCGTTGGCGTCGGCGTTCGGATCGGTGATCGCCACGTTGAACGGCCCGGCGGACGGAAACACCTGGCCGGTCGCAGCCAGCGTCTCCACGATGCCGAGCACCAAGCCTTTCGCTGCGTTGGATAGAATCTGCGGGTTTGCCATCGGAAAAATTCTCCTTCGTTTAGATTTGTGACTGACTCTCTCCACGCATTTGGAAGTTCGCCGCTCGCGCTCGAAGAAAACCGTCAGCCGGTCCGCCGCGCGATGTTTGTGTTTCTTGCGTCCCACGCGAGCTAGCCGCGCTGCGCTTCCAGGTTGGCCTTGCTCACCACGTCATCGCGGTGCGCGGCCCAGGCGTCCACCGCAGCTTGTCCCGCGGTCACCAGCTCCGCCGGCAGCTTCTGGTTGTACTTCTGCAGCACCATCTCCACCAACCCAAACCCGATGTCCAATAGACTGACCATGTGTCCTCCAGGAAAATTCTCTTTTGCCGCGGCCAGAGGCGAGCATCCCGAAGTTCCGCACTTTCCCTTCGCCGGTCCCTAGCGATGTTGCCAACGGACTTTCGTCACAGTGGGGTCCCGCATCGGACTGCAACCGACTACTGCGTTTTTCGAGAACTGCTGCCCGCCTCCAATCGCGGTTACTGCTCACGTGTGTAGTTGGGATCTCATCTTGCGAGTTTGTCGAGCTGCGCGTCCGTGGACAGCGCGGCCGCAATGGCATGAAACTTTGCCAGGATGCCCTGCAGCTCTTCGAAGCTATCGGCAGTCGTCTCCACCGTTTCATTGATCGACATCCCATCGCCAGTGGAAAGAACGTCACCGGGACCAAGGGCGAGCGCTCCTCTACGGCGGCGGCGTAGATATGGCATTGGGCCGGGAAACATGCCTTTCGCCTGCATGCGTTCGAAAAGCTCCGCTGCGTCGTGGAGCGGGGAATCTTTGGAAATTCCCTCCGTGAGCGGAATTGTTTCCGGCGTCGGCTCCGGCTCTTCCAGCGGGCCGATCTCGCGGATGGAGACTTCGAAATGGACGCTATACAGTTTCACTTCCCGAGCGCGCCTTTCAGGTCTGCGGCCGTCTGGTCGTAGCTCGTCAGCGCGGCTTGCAGTTTTGCGAGCGCTTGCGTGGCCGCGGGCGTTCCTTTTGCCGGCGGATTGCACGCGCCGCCATTGTTGAACGTGGGTCCGGCACAGTACTCCTCCGTGGCGTCGATCAACGTGTCCTTCGCGGCCGTGGCCTGCTTCAAAAGCGCGCACACTTGCGTAGCTGCCGGCACCGCTGTGGTGCATTCCGGGTGCTGCGTTTTCACGCTTTTCAGGAACGCGTTGGACGACACGATCGCTTCATACGCGGCTTTCTCCGGCGGCGTGCAGCCAGCCAGCAGCAGCAGACCGCCTAAGCCGCAGAAAAACGCGACAAACGACAGCAACGAATTCAGAAATCCTCGGCGTCTCATGGGGTAGTTCTCCTTTTCAACTGTTGCAACCTCTCCCGCATCGCGGGCAGAAACTGTTTCGGGGTCTTCGGATTCGCCAGCGCCTTTTCTAATCCCCGGATCTGTTCTTCCCTGGTGAGCCGATGGCGCGCCACTTATTTTTTGTCCTCCGGCGTCAGCGTAACGTTCAAAGTGTCCGGACCTGGCGGCGGTGGCGGCGTGCCGTTGGTGCTGCCGTTGCCGGCGCGGGCGATGCGGCCGGTGAGGATCAGGATTAGCGCGCCAAGCACCGTGGAGAACGCGTTTTCCAGCCAGGTCAGCAGTTGCGCGTCCGAGCCGCCGTGATGGATCACGTGCATCATAAAAACGCCGCCGAGGATCACCAGGGAATACAGCAGCAACTTGTCGGTGTTGTGATTGAACCAGTTGTCCTTCATGGCTTTCGCATCCTAAGCACAGCGTCCCGCGAAAATCTAGACCAACATTTTCCCCTGCGCTCTTTCTCTCATAACAATGGTGAATCGTGGCCACCTACTTCTGTGTTTGCGAGCGGGTTTCGGGCCAATATATTTGCACCGCGCAGGAACCAACGATTTACAGTGCGAAAGATCGGGGCATTTGCGTCTGCATAGCCAGCTTCGCAACTCCTGCACGGCGAGGAAGTGTCTCAGACAGTAAGCGAATCCGTTGCTGAGTCGATTCGTGGCCCAGTGTTTACACTTGCCGCCTTTGCCATCCGGCCAATCGCACTGTCTCAAATCAGGCCCGGGAACCATCTATATAACTCCCTTTCAAATCCGCCGCTCGGCGAAGCGCTGCACCAGCCTGCGCACCGTGTAGCGGATCGCTAGTCCCAGGAAAAGCGCGCCGGTGCAAACGATCAGGGTGATGCCGCCAGCCACCAGGAAAACAAACACCACGGTGCGGCCGCATTCGTCGAGCGCGTCGCAGACCATCTGCACGTTGGCGCTCACGGCAGCGCCTGGTACAGCTCCATGCGGCGCAGGCCGTTGGGAATGTAGTTGGGATCCGCGGTGGGCGAGTGCGGCCGGCCGGTGTTCCAGCAATCGAAGAGCTGGGAAAAATCCTTGGCCAGCCACAGCGAATTGTGCGCCGCAAACGCCGCCAGCATGCGCAGCGCGATCACCATTTCCGAAGTGGGTTGCGTCAGCGCGGCCACGCCGTTGGTGCGATAGCTGATCGCTTCGTAGCCCATGATTTGCACCAGGCCCCACGACGTCGAGAGCTGATCGAGCGCCACAATGAGCTGCATGTTCAGCGTGGAGGCCACTTGCGCGGCATAGGCGATGATGTCCGAGCGGCCGATCGAGCCGTAGGCCGCTTTGCGGTTCAGCAGCACCGCGAAAAGTTGCGTCATCACCGCGGGCTCGAAACGTTTGGCGTCCGGGTTGCCGCCGGATTCGTTGGCGATCAAGGCCGCGAGAAACGCCGGCGGGACGCTGGAAGTTTTGCACGTGGTATCCAGCAGCTCGCCCCACTTCGTCTTGATGGATTGCATCAGCTCCTGGTCGGTCATGTGCTTCTTTCCTGATGATCCATGATTAGCGCGCGGATCACTTTGGCATGTTTCATCCCGAGGATCGCCACACGTGCGCAGCTCGGACAAAGATCCGAAAAATCGACGGGACCAAAAAGAGTCAACCAAGTCGGCGGCGGAGGCTGTTGATCAGCTCTGGCCAACATCGCAGTTTCCTCCTGCGGTGATGGTTCGCGTTCTTCAGCTCCACACCAATCGCACTTCTTTCCATGAAAGCTGCTCATTCGCTCCACTCCTCGTTAAAGGCTTCGCGATAGAATCGCCGGGCGGCGCGCATCACATCGTCCACGGAACCATCTGCGCAGGTAAAATTCGCCTGCTCGATGGCCCACATTCGCCGGTCCGCGCGCTGCCGCTGCCATTCTTCCTGCTCTTGCACCAGGCGCGTCATTTCGCTGCGCTCTGCGGTTTTTTTTGGAAAGAGGGAGAACACAGGTTAGCTCACGGTGTGCAGTTTCGGCGCCGGCAGCCCGAGGGGCACCACTTCCAAACCGTCGCGCGCCTCCAACCAACGGCTGCGAAACGAAGCGTAGTCTTCGTCGAGCAGCAACCCCTGAATTCCCGCGATCAGGATCTGCGCGCGCATTCCACCCTCAAAGCGGTACTCCTGGACGCCGGTGATGATGTTGGAGTCGTAGCAGGCTTTATGGCGTTTGCTGGTGTTGGGATCGATGATCGTGAACTCAATCGCTTTGGGCATTTTTTAGTCCGCGAGACTGTCAGCGAGAAAGTAGAGTCCCGCGGCCATCGCCGTCAACACCAACATTTGCCCCGAGCTGGGCATTCCCACAACATTTGCAGGGGTGGCTGTGGAGTCCTCGATCGGCTGGCCGGTGGAAGCATCGATGGTTAGGAGCGCCGGCGCGGCTTGCAAATAGGCCATGTAGCGGCCGTTGGTGAACGTGGTCCACGCCGCGAACCCTTGCTGGAGATAGACCTGGTACGCCGCGTTCGCGTTGGTCTGCGGATCGTAGAGGTTCTGCCCGTTGAACTCCGGATGCTTCGCCAAATAAATTTGCCAGAGCCCGTAAGAGCCCTGGCCGGCCGGCGTGCCCTTCTGCGGTTCGGCATTGTACGCGCCGGGATTGCCGCTGCTTTCCGCCAGCGCGATCGCCGCGGCCACGTTCGCGTCCGAGCCGCTGAAGCCGGCATTGCTGGCGAGCTGCTGCAGCGTGCCGTAATCGATGGCGTCGCCCAGCGCGCCCAGGCTTTTCCTGCCCCAAGCGCCGCGAGCACGCACAAACACCGGATTGGGCCGCTGGCGTTTCATTCTTTTTTGCCGTTCACCATCTCCAGTTCCAACTTTTTCTTCACCGCCTCCGGAATTTCCGTGCCAGTCGCCAAATGGTAGACCACCGTGAGCAGCAGGCGGTGATTCGTTTCCACTTTCCGAAGGTGCCTTCGAATGTCCTCATACGCGATACTTGCCAGGAAAGAGAGCAAAGCGAACAGAATCGTGACGATCAGCGCCAGGGTGTCATGGGTCATTTAGTCCTCGTCATCGTCCTCTTCGCCGTCCTCTTCCCCGTCCACTTCCTCTTCGTCCTCGCCTTCAAGGCCGAACAGATCGTCGCAAAATTCAGCGATGGAATCTTCGTCGAACTCCGGCAGCTCGTCGATCTCGATGGCCTGATCGATGGTTTGGCCGGCGCGGTGCGCGGGGCCGAACTGCGGGCAGATTGCGGCGTGTCCTTCCAGTTCTTTTTCCGCGTCGCGTTCGTTGGGCGCCAGAAAGCCGTGAAACATGATCCGGCCGCTGGTGGTTTTTTTGAAGCTGAGCAGTATGATGGGCATGGTGAGGAATCACTCCTTTTCGCGGTTCACGGTAGAGTGTGCTGCTTTTTCTGTCAATGCCCAGCACAAACGGTCCGGCCCGCAGGCCGTGAGTCTAGCTACCTGCTTCCGCTTCCCCAACCCCACCGGGCAGAGAATCGGCCGGGCCGGAGATCAGTTCACCGTCGAATTGCAGCCGCTCGGGGCGTTCGGATTCGTCGGGAAACTCGCTCCCACCACGGCGGGAGCCGCTGCCAAATCCCAAGAGCTTTGGCTGCCATTCGAATCGACGGCCGCCACTGCGTAGACGTAGCTCGTGTTCACCGCCAATCCCGCGGCCGGATCCAAGTAGCAATTCGTGTAGCCGGTGCAGTTGACTCCGCTGAACACGTTGGGGGGCAGCAGGCCGCCGACAGCCGTCCACGTTCCTGCCGTCAATGTGCAAGTCGAAGCCGTGCCAACGCAGCGGAAGAGATAAAACCCCTGCAGCGTCCCGCTACCGCCCACGGGAGAAGGCGCGTTGAACTTCGTGGTGATGCCATGCGGTGTCCCAGTCTGCGCGAAAATGCGCGGCGGAAAGCCGAGCGTCAAGCAGATAACCAAAAGCCCCAATGCGATTTTGCCTTTCACTGTGTTGCCTCCTTATCCATCAAAATTCCAGGGCTGATAAAAGAATCACGTCATTGGCTGTGATACTGCTTGCGGTCAGCGTACACGAGGTCGCGGTGTGCGAGGTCTGATTCAGGACGTTTGCCGGAGTCGTTTCGTCCTTCGTGCCGCTGCAGTTCCAGCCATTAGGTGCCGTGGTCCCAAAGGTGATAATCAACGTGCTCGCCCCCGTAGTGCCCGTACAGGTCACCAAGCCAGCCAAGCTCCCGCCCTTTTGCGTGCTGACCGTGGCGCAGGCCCCTGTTCCAGTTACGGTCGGAGGAGATCCGATATTCATCAGCGCATCGTCAATGTTGAAGTTCCAAGCACTGATGTTGCTTCCGGTCGTGTGCGGTATGGGACAGGGAGCGAGCGCAGCTACCGCAGTACCGCAGAGGTTGTTTGAGGACTGGTTCCCCGTTTGATTGGCGACATTGTTCAATGCGACCAAGGGAGTTGCCGCCAGGATCCCCACAGTCGTGTTGAAGTTTATTCTTGCTCCTTGGAGCGCGTCCGATCCGCCAACGGGACCAATTAGGGACATGGCTAGCCCGTGGAGGTTGGAGGAATTTTCATGTATTACTATTCCGTACTGAGTCCCTGAAAATTGGATGGCTGGCAATCCCGCACCGGTTTGAACAGTCTCGAACTGATTCCAGCCCACTTCGTTTCCATAGCAAGGTGGAGCCGAACATCCCAATAAAACATTGGGATTAAATCGCGCCATGTTGTTGTGGTAAACCCTGTTTTGAGAACCGTCCGTATAGATTCCGATGCCGGTTTGCGCCGCTGTACAGCCCCCCGTGAGGCCGGGGGCTGCCCCTGGAAAACAAACCGTCATGTTGTCGTGGAAGCGCAAATAACTGTCTTGGTCCCCTCCACCACCTGCACCATTCATACGAACCAGGTTGCGGGGCACAAGGTCATCCACGATGAATCGGTTCTGTGGGCCAACCTCCACGTCCCAGTTGTCCAGTTGTCCCCAGACCATATAGGCCGTGGAATTCCCGAAATTGTGGAACGTGCAAAAGCGGATGCCAACATAAGAAATCCAAGGCTGAATAAAGATGCCCTGCGTCATCTTCCCGCCACCCGTGAAGAGACAGCCTTGAATGATGTAAGGCGTTGCCGCCTCAAGGGTGTTCACGGTCAGCGTGGATGGGCCAACATCGACCGCATGGGCGCTCCCGATGTAGTTCAATACCGTTCCGGGTTCGCATAGCAATGTTGAGGGTTGAGTCAGCGACAAGCCCCCCGAATAGTTGTAGTTCCCATAGGGGATGTACAGCGTTGGTAGCACGAAGGTGCGGCTCCGGAGTTCAACCGCGACCGTAACTGCTTCAGCGAGCAGGGCGAGAGTAACGCTATCAGTCAAAGAAGCGGAAGTTGCAGAAGCCTGCGTAACAAGAGAGGCTCCGTCTGCGCTGGCCGTAGAAGCAACAGTCGTTTGCAAAGTTCCCGAGGCTTGCGAAGCGGCATCTGCCGCAGCCTTCCACCAGGCGGATACTCCCACTAAAATGTTGTTGGTATCGAGTGTTGTTGAGGTGATTGCTGGAGTCACAGTGCCCGTCTGAACGGGTGGAACGGGGAAGCGATAAGACCCCACATTGCTTGCCGTCATCACCAGCACCACGAATTGCTCGTTTGCGCCACTTACCGCAACGGTTATAGAGGTTGCAGGGACAGCACCGCTCGGAGCTGTGGCATAGCCTATGATGTTGGCGTTTGAGTTTGAGGAAAGCGATTGAACTATGACAAGGCTGTATACGTTGCTTCCGCTGTCGGAAACCGTGATTGTCCTGCCGAGGGCGGTCCCGATTATAAATACCAGAACAGAATCGCCTTGGAGAATCGGAATGGTAGGAGTCAGACTGGCACAACCTGCCGGGCAACTTGCATTTGCCGCCTGCTTAAAGGTGGGATTGCCCGCCGTAAGTGACGCTGCGTTGGCCGCCGTTGCAGCGGCAGTAAAGGCCGTAACGTTATCGGCCAATGAAGCCGAAGCACTGTAAGGGGAAGCTGTGACGTTGATGACTGGCCCTACGGCTTGCGTGAGGCCGCCATTTGAGTTGCTGAGCGCGGGACAGGCGGAAAAGCTAGAGCTGACGGATTGTGAGCCGCCGCTGATGGTGATCTGCGCGCTGCAGGTTTGCGGGCCGGTGCCGAGCGGCAGAGGATTGCCGATCTCGTTCACGGTGAAAAGCCACTGCGTGCTCGCCGGCGTCACCTGGCTGTTGTCCTGAAGCTGGATCCCGCCGGCAGGAATCTTTCCCGCGCTATCCAGCGTCGTCGGGCCAAAGGTTCCCTGGAACGGGATCTGGCACGGCGCGCTGCCAAAGCCAGCTTGTTTACAGGAAGCCGCGGAATTGTTGGTGACGGTGGGTTGGCCGGTGACCGGCGATCCCGCGGTGGTGACGAGCTGCGCCTTGACCTGCGCGCCGGCGTAGGGAATGCCGTTCACGTCGAGCACCTGCCCGGTCACCGTGGTGACTTGCGCGAAGAGGGATCCGGCAGAGAGAGCAGAGAGAACACAGAGAAGGAGAAATCGTTTCATCCGTCAACCCTCTAATTGCTAGTGAAGATGGCCACCTCAAAACTGGAATTCGGCGCACTGCCCGCCGCCACGGAAGCGGCTTTCACGGTGTACGTGTGATCGCCTTCCGTGGTGAGCGTGAAAGTGACGTTGGCATTGTTGGCATACGTGACGGTGCTAAATCCTCCATACGACATGCTGGCGAGCGCGCCACTCGACGCGTTGGACTGGCCCTGGTTCACGCCGGCCATATTGTTGGTGCCGTCGTTGATCCAGGTGCTGTAGCCCACGCCGCTGCTGCCGGTGTTGACGTACAGCGAATAGCTGAAAAACGCGCGGCATGGGCAACCGCTCGCCGGCATCGTGACCGTGCGCGTCATCACCGTGGTGGGAGTGGTGGCGGAAACAGCAACGTCGCTGCCCAGCGTGGTGCCGGAAAACAGCAAAACGCCGGTCAAGGAAGAAGGCGTGTTGCAGATCGGCGTGAAGCCGGCGTTGAAACCCTGCGCGAAACTGTTTCCGCTGCAGTTGCTGGTGCTGGCGGGAAGATCGTTGCCCACCAGCGCTCGAAGGCTATAAGCGCCGGAGGATCCGTCTGGTGTGGCCATCACTTCGTTTTGCGCCAAACCGCCCGTGGGAGTCAGGCTGTAATCCACGTTGCCGGCGCTGGGGTTGGTCACAGCCCACGTGAGTCCAGGCGGAGATCCAGTGGCTTGGAAGTTTACGACCGTCTGATTAGATATTGGCGTGCCACCCACTTCAAAATTCACGCCCCTGGCCAGATTGATGAGCGAAGGACACGCGGCAAAACTACTGGAAACGCTCTGGCTCGCGCCGCTGATGGTGATTTGCGCGCTGCAGGTTTGCGGGCCGGTGCCGAGCGGCATAGGATTGCCGGTTTCGTTCACGGTGAAGAGCCACTGCGTGCTCGCCGGCGTCACCTGGGTGACGCCGGCGAGCACGCAGTGGCTCT